TCGAACCCTTCATGGCTCAGTTTTTATTTGTATACATTATAACGGTTTAACTATCTTATTTATATTTTGTCTATCTCTTTTTTTTCGCCGTTATTTACTAAAGTAAATAAAAAATAAATAAAAGGAGATTAAGATGGAATATCATGTCTTTCTAAAAACTCAAAAAAAACTTAACAAAGAAATTAAATCATGGTGTTACTGGTTTAGAGACCCAGTAACAAAAAAGCAAGTAATTAAAACCTGTAAAGGCTGTAAAACTAAAAGAGCGGCTATTGAGTACGTTGATGCTTTGCCAAAAATAGAAACTTGTACAGCTTCCATTTTATCCGTTGCTAAGGATATGTTTATTCCTGGAAGTATGCATTATGAACGACGAAAGCAATTTGGCAAATCTGTAAAGAAAAATACTTTGGTAGAAGCTCGAAGATTTGTTAATTATATTATTAAAGTTTTTGGTAACATAAAACTAACAGAGTTAAAAGTTTCTGATGTTCTTAATTTTTTAATTAAGCAAAATAAATCGTCATCTTGGAAAAATCAATTTATTGCAATTTTGAAAGAGATATATGTTGAAGCTCAATATCAAGGCTTGGATGTTCAGATTCCTTATTTTCAAAAGTTTAAAAACACAAAAAGAAAAGCTGATGTATTTACAACAGAAGAAATTCTAGATTTATTCCAGCTTAAAAATTTTGAATTAAGAGAAGTTTATTTATTGTTTTTACTAACTTTAACTGGAGGTTTGAGGATTTCTGAAGCAAGAGGATTTAGACCTTGCCAGTTGTTAGGCAATGGATTGATTGTAGTTGATGGTTTTATGGATCGACAAAATAGAATTAGAAATAATTATTGTAAAACAGGCTCTGAAGAAAATCCTCGCTGGCGGGTTGCAATTATTCCTGCAAAAACAGAAGATTTACTAATAGAGTTTATTAAACAAGAAAAAATAGCTCCAAATGATTATTTATTTCAGTTTAATAATGCCCCCTTTAGGATTGAGCATTTAAGAAAAAAATTTGAACAAGGGAAAATTAAATCTGGAATAAATACAGCTGGAAGAAAGATTACAATGCACTCTATGAGATATACTTATGTTACTAGAATGAGAGGTTTAGTAGACACTGACACTGTAAGAAAGATGGTTGGACACACAAATGAAAAAATGACAGAATATTATACCCGCCTATCCTTAGATTCTGCTGCGGCTGCTTTGTTGCCGTACACAAATTTTGCAAATAAATTTTTTGAATAAATTTTACTGTTTTTCCCCAAAAAAAGAGGCTTTTTTTTATAAAAAGTCTCTTTTTTTTTGCATAAAAAAGCCTGTTTTTTTAAATGCTTTTTTAAATATATTATATATTATTTAAATAAATTTACTTTTTTATTTTATTAAGTATATATAATATATATATTTATTAAAAATTAAAAATTAAAAGTAAAAGTAAATTTTTAATTTTAAAAGTTTTAAATAGGTTAAAAAAAATAAAAAATTTAAAAGTAAGAAAATAGTTTCAGCAAAAGAAAAATTTATTTACTAAATCTTAAATAATTATCTTAATTCTTTAAATAATAAATAAATAACTTGGTAAAACTTTTTTATAATTAATAAAAGGTACTGTGTAGATACTCTAGGGTGTGCAATTATTCGGCGTTGAGTCCGGGCTCTCAATTATGTGTCAAGTCTTGTCAATGTTTACATTTTTTTAACTATATATAGTTTTGAAAGCGTTAAGAGTTTACATTTTTGGTATGGAAGTAAATCAAGCGACATTTGCTCGGATGGCAGGCGTAAGTAGAGCTGCAATAAATTCTAAAATTTCTAGTGGAACTTTGGTTTTAAATTCTGCGGGGAAATTAGATACTGATAACCCGCTAAACAGAGCTTATTTAGACAGTAAGCAAAATGCATTAAGGCAGCCAATAACTCCAGCAATTTCTTTAGAAAAAAAAACAGCTGTAAGAAAAGCTGCTACAGAAACTCCAAAAGAAATGCTAGATATGACACTGAGAGAATTGGTGGAAAAACATGGGGATATGGCTGCCGTTGGAAACTACGTTAAAATTTTACGTGATTTAACTACAGCTGATGAAAAGACTCAACGGTTGCAAGAAAAAAGACAGTTGCAAATTCCTAGGGATTTTGTGTTGACGCGTATTTTTGGATTTTTAAACCAGCTGACAAATACTATTTTAGATGTACCTGAAAGTATTACGGAGCAGGTTATTGCTTTGGTGCAAAGTAATCCGGATAACTGTAGAAATAAGGTTATTACAACTATTAGGGATAATTTAAGCAGGTGTATTGGTGGGGCTAAGGAAAGTGTAATAAAAGAGCTGAATGCTTTGCGTGAAAAATATGATGATTCAGCTGAAATGCTAGCAGAAAAGATTGATGAAATGATGGAGAAAACAGAATGAATAATAAATTAGCAAAAAAAATTAGACAGGTTGAAAGAAGAAAAATAAAAAATGATTATCAAGTTTTTTGTAAGATGATAAATGATTTGCCTTTTTTGAAAAGAATTGCTTTTAGTATTGCTGTTTTGGTGGGAAAACTATGATTGATTTAATACATGGGGATTGTTTAGAAGAGTTAAAGAAAATTCCGGATAAATCAATTGATTTGGTTTTAACTGACCCGCCGTATAATATTGCTTTAGCTGATTGGGATAAATGGCCTACTTATGCAGCTTATGTTGAGTTTATGAAAAAAGTTTTTTGTGAGCTTAATAGAGTTTTAACTGAAGCAGGAAGTTTATATTTTTTTCATTCTGACATGGAACAGGTTGCTATGTTGATGGAAATGATAAGGGAAAACTTCGATTTAACTTTTAATTCTTTTATTGTTTGGGATAAAGGAGATTTTAGGTCTTTAGCGTGGAAAAATGTAACTCAAGAAAATAATTTGAGGTCTTGGTTTAATACTTGCGAGTATTGTTTGTATTATACCAAAGGGAAAAGTAAGACAGGCTGGGAAACTGTTTGTCTTGATGTAAATAACTTTGCTTCTTTGCGGCAATATGCTTATGAGCTTATGCAGTATATAGGATTGTCGGGGGGGGATTGCCAAACAGCTTGGACATAGAAAAGCAGAACATTTCTTCTATTGCCAAAAAAAAGATACTAGCGACGATAGGGGGTCGGGGTGACCATTTTACTAGGTATGGAAGTACTCAATGGAGTTTGTGTACAGAAGAAGTGTATGAAGAGTTGACAGAAAAGTTTGATTTGCGTAAGTGGTCCGGCTTTAGGGAGTATGAAGCTTTACGGCAGGAGTATGAAGCTTTACGGCAGGAGTATGAAGCTTTGCGGCCTGTGCATAATCTTGATCAAAATCATAATAATGTTTGGAGGTTGACATCTCAAAGAGGTGAAAACTTGCATCCGTGTCAGAAGCCTGAAAAACTGATTGAGAGAATTATTCGTGTAAGCTCTAATCCTGGACAAAGGGTTTTGGATTGTTTTATGGGGTCTGGGACAACAGGGGTGGCTGCTAAAAAACTTAATAGGGATTTTGTTGGGATTGAAAGGGATAATAAATATTTTGATATGGCAAAAAAGAGAATAGACAAAACTTGTATTGAGCTTAGTCTTTTTGATGAGAGTTTGCCAGAAAAAAAAGTTTGTGACTTAGGAAATAATTTATTTGACTTCTAATGTTAGAAGTTAGAAAAGGAGAAAAAGTTGAAAGAGTTGCATTTATTTTTGAAAGGTTGTTGGTTTGATAAAATTGCTGCTGGAGAAAAAAACATTGAGTATAGAGAGGTGGCAAAATGGGAAAAAAAACTAATAACTAGACCTGGAGTTTCTTGTTATTTTGACAAGGAGAAAGGTCAGTATGTTTTTTCAAAGGTTGCTTTTCCTGTGATTTTGCATAGAGGATATACAAACAATGTTATTTTGAAAGAAATATATAAAATTAAAGTTGTAAATGGCTTGGAAACTGATTTGAAAGTTGATAAGCCTGTTTTTGCCTTGTATTTAAGGGAGTTTTAGAAATAAGGAATGGATGTAAGAGTTATTGAGTCTGATATTGATTTTCTCGTTGAGCAGTTTGGGCAGATTGTACAGGATAGGGTGTATAAATTGCCATCTGTTTATACTGAAGAAGTTAGATATTTGGATAAAGAGCTTACTCCTTTTCCTGGAAAGTTTAGTTTTGATAAGGCTCCTTTTTTTAGGGAAATTGTTGATTTATTTTGTCCGGATAATCCTACTAGAAAAATAGTTGTTATGAAGGGTAATCAAATGGCAGCAACTACTTCTTTGCTGGAGCCTGTTTTGCTTTATTATATGGGTTGTTCTCCTGCATCTGTTTTGTTGGTTGAGCCAGATGATGCAATGGCAAAAGATGCAATGAACATAAAAGTAGAAAGAATGATTGATGGTTCAGGGCTAAGAAATATCATTGGGTCTCAAACAAAAAAAGCTGCTGGATCTCGTAGTACTGGAGATACTTCTTTAAGAAAAGAATATCCAGGAGGATATTTGGCAGCTGTGTCTGCAAAAACGCCTAAAAGTTTTAGAAACTTTTCATATAAGGTTATTTTAGTTGATGAGCTTGATGGTATGCCAGAGCAATTAAAAGGAGAAGGCTCTGTAACATCTTTGGCTGAAGCTCGTGCGGATGCTTATTCTGGAAAAAATGCAAAGATTCTTTTTCAGTCTACGCCTACTACTGAGCAAGGTAGTCAGATTTATAAGCAGTATTTAGTGGGTACACAAGAGCGGTATTTTGTGCCTTGTAAACATTGTGGAGAAATGCAGGTTTTGGATTGGGCTGTTTGGGACCAGTCAAAGCAACAGATAGGCGGTATTGTTTGGGAAAATGATGAGAATTATGAGCCGATTTTAGATACTGTGGCTTACAAGTGCCCTTTTTGTGGCGGTCTCATGAAAAATTATGACAAGGTGAACATTGTGCCTCGAGGGGAATGGAGATCTACTGTAGATGAAGTAAGAGAAAAAGGGACTCGGAGCTTTCAGATTTCTCCAATGTACAATTTGCCAGGGCTTTTTTCGTGGGAAGATTTTGTTAGACAGTGGGCTGTTTGCTGGGACATTAAAAACAATAGAATTAGAGACAAAGAAAAATATAAGGTTTTTAGGAACTTAAAGCAGGGGTTGCCGTGGCGTGATCAGAATGAGCAAATAAAATTTGAAAGAGCTCGACAGCATAGACGGTGGGGTTTTGTGCGTGGTTTGGTTCCAAACTCTTTAGCTGTAAAGGATGCAGGAAGTCCTGTTTTAATTGTGGTGGCTTCTGTGGATGTTCA